CACTCTTCGGCGCTACTGGATATGGCAGATCTAAGGCAGAGGCTGCATACTACACACACTTCACAGAGAAGTATAAAGGTATAGCAGAGTGGCATAAGAAGCTAGGTGATGAAGCCATCAGGTTTAACAAGATCACCAACGTCAGTGGCAGACAGTATGCTTTCCCTGAGGTTACACGTAGGCCTAACGGTACACCGTCACACTTCACGATGATCAAGAACTACCCTGTGCAGGGCTTTGCTACGGGTGATGTAGTACCTGTCGTACTCAACGAGATGGACGCTAGACTAAATAGTTTTCAGTCATGCATAGTGAATAGTGTACATGACTCAATGGTTATAGACGTACATCCTAATGAGAAAGATCAAGTATTACAGATAATTACAGACATAAATGAATGTTTGGATGCACTAATTGAGCAAGCCTATAACGTAAAGATGAATGTACCACTATTATTAGAAGCTAAGATAGGTCCGAATTGGCTTGACACAAAGGACGTTTAGTGGTATAACATGGCTTCTAACTAAAATTGAAAAGGATAATACATGAACAATATAGTTCCACTCAGTGTAGAAAACATGAACCTCGCAGATGCAATGGGGTTCTCACCTAGTACTAGCTCCTCTAACACAACAGAGATCTACCGCATTTCAACAGGTGTTATTCAAGAGGTAGTTGACGGTAAGGTAGCTAACTCTCCTGTGTTTAAGATTAAGAAAGGGGATGATGAGTTCCTTGCACGTAGCTTGGATGTTCGCTTCTTTGTTGAGCGTCAGCGTTGGCAGAAATGGGATAGCTCAATCAATATGTTCCAACGATCTGTGATGGCTAACAATCTGAACATGGACTTGAAAGATACTCTAGGTACGTTTAACTTAGGGCGTCCGTCAGGTTACATCAAAGACTTTGCTGCACTACCTAAAGATCAGCAAGACTTTATTCGTAGTGTTAATCGTTACAAAGTACTCATGGGTCTGGCTGTGTTCAAGGATGCCTTCGTTGAGGGTGGTGATCCTGTACTAGAGCACAACGGAGAAGTACCTTTTGTGTATGATGTTAAGAATCGTGAGAGCTTAAAGTCTATTGATGGTACTATCGGTAAGCTTATGAGCAAGCGTATCTCACCCGTAGAAAACCTTGTTACCTTGACACCAGAGGAACGCACTATGCCTAACGGTACTAAGTTTGCTGTAGTGTCAGCTACCTTAGGCGCTACTGTAGGTTTCTCTGATGGGGATAACGATGTACTACAGAACTTCATGGACTACATAGAGCGTAGCAATGAATACATTCTCAGGAAGTGGGAAGAGCAGAACGTAGAGCGTATCTCTGATGAGGATAGTGCAATCGTAGCTAACATCGTAGACGTGCAGGACTTTGAGTAATGCAGCATGTAGCGGAGATAGCAGTACACTCTTTTCTTCGTGATGTCCTAGACGGTAAGGCTTCTATGCCAGCACCAGTTATCGCAGAGGTAGCTGCTGATGTGCAGGAAGCTCTTACTAAACAGTTCCAGGATGACGCAAAGAAACGTGAGTTTAAACTAAGGATGTCCAACATTGGGCGTCCTACCTGTCAGTTGTGGATGCAGAAGAACCACCCTGATTTAGCTGAAGCTAAGCCCGTGTCTTTCAAGATTAACATGTTGATAGGCGATATAGTAGAGGCTGTGTTCAAGGGTATCCTTCGTGGTGCTAAGGTACACTTCCAAGGTAACGACAGGGTTACACTAGACTTAGGTAACGGTAAGGAGATTAGCGGAGAGTACGACATGGTGCTTGACGGTAAGGTAGATGATATTAAGTCTGCCTCTCCTTGGTCATACGAGAATAAGTTTAGTGACTTCCATACACTTAACAGTGATGATACGTTTGGCTATGTATCACAGCTTGTAGGTTACGCTAAGGCAGCAGACAAAGAAGTCGGTGGCTGGTGGGTAGTCAACAAAGTAAATGGTGACTTCAAGTATGTCTCTGCTAGTGAGGCCGATACAGATCACGTACTAGAAAAGATAGAGGAAACCTATGACTACATAGACAAAGACAAACCCTTTGAGCGCTGCTTTGAAGCTGTGCCTGAGACATACAGAGGCAAGGCTAGTGGCAACATGAAGCTATGCAAGACGTGTGGATGGTGTGACTACAAGAACAAATGCTGGCCTGACTTACAGGCTCTGCCTTCTAAAGTTTACAAAGGTGGTAAGACACCCCCAACAGTAGAGTATGTATCAATTGCCAGTGAAGAAACAGAGAAGACATAATTCTAGACGATACCGCAGCGGTCTTGAAAGAGAAGTAGCTGAGTATCTAAAGGATAAGCAAAGTAAAGTCAGGTACGAGGTTCTAAAGATTGAGTGGGAAGACTTGAGATATAGAACTTATACGCCTGACTTTATGCTAGACAATGGTATCATCATTGAGACTAAGGGTATCTTTGATAGTGAGGACAGACGTAAGCACTTAGAGGTACGTAAGCAACACCCTGAGCTAGACATAAGGTTTGTGTTTAGTAACTCTATGGCTAAGCTTTACAAGGGATCAAAGACTAGATACTGCAATTGGTGTGACAAGAATGGTTTCATGTGGGCGCACCGTGTGATACCCGAAGAATGGCTCAAAGAAAAGGGTAGAGTTATTAAAGCTAAGACGATAACCCTAAAGGAGAAGATAAAGAAATGACACGCACAATAGAAGAAGATGAAGTTGCACTGATACTATCGCCTGTAGAGTTTGACAAAAAGGGGGATTGGACAGGAGAGTTAGCTACAGGTTTAATCGTAGGTGAAAACAATAAGATGTGCGTAGAGGATCTAGCCTACCTCATTCACTTAGCTACACTCATGGGTGCTTTCTTACAGATGGCACAGGATGATGAAAACTTATATCGTGAGGTAGAAGATTACAGAAATGAAGTAATGGGTCTTGACAATGACGTAAAAGAGATGTATGAAGAAGTAGAAGGGACAGACGGTAAGGTTGTGAAACTTACTAGGTTTACTAAGACTTTAGGGAATGCTTAACATGACAGATCCAGTAACGAAACCTATCCATTACAATCAAGCAGGGATAGAATGTATTGAAGCTATACGTGCTATGACAAGCTCAATGCATGGCACAAGTGCATACATGGCAGGTAATGTATTGAAGTATATGTGGCGTCACGAGTATAAGAATGGTTTAGAAGACTTAGAGAAAGCGAAGGTGTATCTAGGTTGGCTCATTGATAACTACAAGGAGAGACATAAATGAGAAAGAAGTTTAGTGTTACCTTCACTCTTGAAGTAGAAGAAGATGGTAATATCTTATCGCTTGTAGAGGATGCACATACAGAAGACTTATATGATCTAATACACAATACATTCCACGACATAGATGATGTAGAGATAGATAAATTAAATGTAAAGGAGAGATGGTAGTATGATCAGTCAAGAAGATATTGATGCTTTCAAAAGGTTTAACGATGTTGATTACTTGCTAAACGAGTATCAAGAAATGGCAGCGTCTACTGCTATCTACAAAGTAGAACATCAAGTTATCTACCCTGCGCTGGGCTTAGCAGCAGAGGCAGGTGAGGTAGCTAACAAAGTAAAGAAGATCTTACGGGATGGTAGCTTTGATCGTGAAGGTATTTCAGATGAGATAGGTGACTGCCTGTGGTACATAGCAGCGCTGTGTCGTGACTTAAATGTAGACCTGTCAGACATAGCCAGGAATAATCTAAAGAAGTTAAAAGACCGACAAGAAAGAGGGACTATAAAAGGAAATGGGGATAAACGATAATGGATAATTACTTACCGACTGACTATCAGTCATTCATTCACAAGTCTAGGTACGCTAAATACTTTGATAACAAAGGGCGTGAGTCTTGGAGTGAAACAGTAGAGCGCTACATGAATAATGTAGTACGCCCCAAGGCAGGGCATGATAGCTACGTAGATCAGATACGTGACGCTATACTAAGCTTAGATGTTATGCCATCTATGCGAGCCATGATGACTGCTGGCCCCGCTCTAGCTCGTGATAATACTGCAGGGTATAACTGTAGCTACCTACCCGTAGATGACCCTAAGTCCTTCGACGAGGCTATGTTTATCCTCTTGTGCGGTACTGGTGTTGGCTTCAGTGTTGAGCGGCAGTTCATCAGTAAACTTCCTGAAGTCCCTGAGTTGTTCGACAGTGAGACTACAATCGTTGTCAAAGACAGTAAGGAAGGTTGGGCTAAGGCTTTCAGACAATTGTTGGCACTCCTCTGGGCTGGTGAAATCCCTCAGTGGGACATAGGTTTGGTACGTCCTGCAGGGTCTAGACTTAAAACGTTTGGCGGTAGAGCTAGTGGCCCAGCGCCTTTAGTTGAACTGTTTAACTTTGCTATTAAAACATTCAAGAACGCACAAGGACGTAGGCTATCTAGCATTGAGTGTCACGACTTGATGTGCTTCATTGGTCAGATCGTTGTAGTTGGTGGTGTACGCCGTTCAGCTATGATTAGTTTATCCAACCTAAGTGATGACCGTATGCGTCACGCTAAGTCAGGTCAGTGGTGGGAGACTGCAGCGCATCGTGCGTTAGCGAATAACTCTGTAAGCTACACTGAGAAGCCTGACATGGAAACGTTCATGCGTGAGTGGCAAGCCCTAGTAGAAAGCAAGTCAGGAGAACGTGGTGTATTCAATCGTCAAGCAAGTAAAGTACAGGCTGCAAAGAATGGTAGACGTGATCCTGACTACGAGTTTGGAACTAATCCGTGTAGCGAGATCATCTTGCGTCCGTATCAGTTCTGCAATCTTACGGAAGTTGTTGTACGTGCCACAGACAGTATTGAAAGCTTGGAAGGTAAGGTACGCATCGCAACAATCCTTGGAACAATCCAGTCGGCCTACACAAAGTTTCCATACTTGCGTAAGGTGTGGAGCAAGAACACCGAAGAGGAGCGTCTGCTGGGTGTGTCGCTTACAGGAATAATGGACAACCCTTTAATGACACATGAGAATATGGGATTGGAGAAGACTCTTGCACACCTTAGGAGCGTTGCTATATCTACTAATGCTGAATGGGCTGACCGTCTTGGTATACCTGTATCTGCGGCAATTACGTGCGTCAAACCTTCGGGCACGGTATCACAACTGGTGGATTCAGCCTCTGGAATACATGCTCGTCACAGTCCCTATTATATCCGTACTGTCCGTGGTGATAACAAAGATCCACTGACGCAGCTTATGAAGGATCAAGGTATACCTAACGAGCCTTGCGTTATGAAGGGTGACACAACTACAGTGTTCAGCTTTCCACAGAAGTCACCAGCAGGTGCAGTAACACGTAACGATATGACAGCTATAGAGCAACTTAATCTTTGGCTAACGTATCAGCGTCACTGGTGTGAGCATAAGCCTAGCGTGACTATCTCAGTGCGTGACTCTGAATGGATGCACGTAGGTGCTTTCGTGTATGAGCACTTTGATGAGATGTCAGGTGTGTCTTTCTTGCCACACTCAGATCATACTTACCAGCAAGCTCCATATCAGGATTGCACTAAGGAAGAGTATGAGGTATTATTAGGTTCTATGCCAGAGAAGATTGATTGGAGTAAGCTCTCTGACTATGAACAAGAAGACAACACTGTTGCAATGCAGACTATGGCTTGTACTGGTGATGTATGTGAAGTAGTAGACTTAACTTAAACCCAAGGAGAAGTAAAATGACAGGTATTGAATTTATGGCAGTAGCAACTATTGGTATGGTAGCTGTTGGAGAAGTAGTTAACTTAGCAGTGGAGCATGGACCAGCTTTGATTGATCAAGTGAAGAGTTGGTTCTAGTATGTATGCTTTACTGTTAGTTATGATGTTTAATGGTAAGGTACAGGTACATGCCTTTAATGGTTTGTTTATGGACCGTGATTCTTGTACTTCGGTAGGTTATACTATGGAAGCACGATTAGAAGAGTCAAAGCCAGGACCATCAGCTACAGCTAAAACATATTGTTTCCAAATACCAGAGAGCGCATAATGTGAACATAGAAGAAGAAGCCAAAAGGCACACGCAAGCTAAGCAGGAAGAGTTCTACGATAAGTTAGTTACCTTATTGCTACCTGCTCAGCGACACATAGCGAGTAGTCTGTATGAGTCACGCATGAAGGATAGATCACTAGAACGTTTAGAAGATTCTATTCTAATGGCTAGACGTGCAGCAGAACAAACAGGACTTAAATAAAAAAAAGGGGGTGTCGTGGCCCCCTCTTCTTTTCTTAGTTACCCTTCTTTAGGTAATTGAGATGATCTATGTATGAGTTGTACATGTTTAACTCTCTGAAGTTAAAATCTCGTACCTCTGTGGTAGAGACACCGTTGCGCTTCATGTACTGGAGAGCTTCTGCTTGTTGCTCTTTAGTACCCTTAGTGTAAGCCTTATAGCGTAACCGATCCATGAAACCAGGGTTCTCGTAATAGTCTAACATGTTTCGTGTTTCTTTACGAGCCTCTTGAAGCTCATGCCTT